AATGAAATGCTATGCCTAATGTCCAATTCATAATTATTTTTTTTCATTAAAATTAATTGCACTTTCAACATCTAATAAAAATGCGTTTCCTAAATCTTTTGATAATACCCTTAATCCCGCTTCAAATGGTTTTGTAAAGAATAAGTTAGCCTTTATACCTTTGTTGTATATGCTTCTGGAAATAATATAAGTCATACTTTCATAACTCATAAACCTCCCTTGCTTATCCCTCCATTGAAACCTTTTTCTTTTTAGCCAAGCTTTTATTCCATTCCTTAATCCACCTTTAGGAAAGTTACCAGATCCATAATGAAATTTAGATAATGCTGCACTTGTTTCCGGATATGTTGAGGTCTTACCCCTTACACCTTTATCAACGAATTTCCCATAGTCTTGCATTAAGAAGCCTATGATTATTTCTTCTTCGCTCTTATTATATGAATAACTAATTGAGTCATATAATCCACCTAAACTTTTCATCCCTTGTGTTGGTCCATCGTGGTCATCAACTAGGTTTTTCTTTGCATTATCAACTATTTGTTTAGCAAAGGCATTTAGAAAAGCATCTACGTTTTTTAATTCCATTAGCAGATATATATATCATTGTAAATCAATATGGTTATGTCTGCACTCCATCCCGCCAATTGGTTTTCAAATCTGTCCTGGAATGGTGTTAAATTTGGATTTCCCTCTAGTTGGTACATATCTTGGTGAAGTGTTCCCATCCTTAACTTCTGTATTAGCTTATTTAAGACCAATAGCTGCGTGTTTAGAATATCTTGCTCATTATCGTTACCGGTAAATCTATCTGTCGTTATATCCTTTGATTGGTCTACAATATCACAAGCCAATATACTTATGCTAAACCTCAACACTTGTTCTTCTGCTGAAACACTATTTACAATCATATGTGCCAAAGGAAATATGTCTTGCTTGTTTAGGTTTATTTTACTTATATCACCAATAGAAACAGTATTAGTAAATTCCGTACCTCTTAATTGTTCTTCTATCGTTGAGGTTAATTGGTAATATCCTCTTATTCCTTGTTGGCTCATTTGAAATTTTGTTTAATTCTTTTGGCTTCTACTTCTGCTTTGTCTTTCATAAAGGATAGCATCATAAAACATTCGTGTACTCCTAGTTTAGTGATATTTTCAATTCTTGTAATGTCCCCTTTAGCGAGGCTGTAAATGCTGCTATACCATCCCCACTTGCTTGTGAAGTTAGATACTGCGTCAAGGCTTGTGTCTCCTCCTTGTCCAAATAGTTCATCATAGTTCTCGATAAGTCTATCCCTAAATTCCACAAAAAAAAAACTGAAGATATTACCGCATCCATTGGCATATCCAATAACTCAACTTCTTTTCCTAACTTGTATTCTTCAATGCTATATTTATCTTTTATTTTAGCAAGGATAGGTCTATATAAAACATTCATAGCTTTCTCTATATTATCCCAATCACCAATAAAGGTGTCCAGATCAATATACTCGCCCAATGTTAAATCATCTAGTTCCGGATGAAATCCATACTTTACTTTTCCGATCTGGAAATCTGTAACCAACTTTGGTTTTTCTTCAAACAAATCTGTTAAGATAGTTGTTATCTCATTACTATCTTGTACTTTCAATAACATCACATTTCCTAGCTCTATATTGCAAAATATTTCAATCATCTTTGCATTCAAGAAATTTAAGTCTTTTTCGTTTTCTTGAATTTTTAAGAACTTTTTATATTGCCTTAATGTAATATCTTTTAATGATGTAGGTATTTTAATCTTCACATTCATACTTATATAACGTTTTTAAAATGGTTTTTTATAGTAAGGTAAATATAATAAAAAAAGGCACACCATTTAAGATGCACCTTTTTACTCAAAACTAACTCAACTTAACTAAATCATACTTGCCTCGTGACAAGTGCCACTACACACACCAGGCTTGTCTATATCTGCACCGCATTCGCTGCACTCATATTCTTTGTACTCCGGTGGGTTATACCAATCCATAATATTCTGTTTTTAATTTACCATTTCGGTAATGTTCTACAATTACACCAGTTGACAAAGGTACTACCTTATATGGTCTGATGCTTTTCTTTACTAAAATTCTGTTTATTAATTTTTTCATATCTGTTTTATTTATTCTTCTATTTCTTCAAATACTGCGTGTTCTTTACATTCTTCACATCTGTCGGTTTCATCTAACCATCTACCAGATCCGCAACAATTACTGTATTCCATTTATATATATATTTATAGCATTTAATACAATTATAAAAAATGCTATGATTAGTATTATTATTATTTGTGTTTTATACTTTCTCATTAGTTAGTTCATTATATTCTTCAATATAAGATTTAGCATCTTCTAAAAAAGTTGGTGCTATTTTTTTTAACACACCTCTGTCATCTTCCATATAACTAAAGTAGGTTTCTAACCTCAACTTAATAGCATATAGCTTTTGAAATTCTTCTAATGGTAATTTTACTGTTTCTGTCATATCTGTTTTGTATTGATTAATATATTCAAATATACAAACTTATCAACATATACACAAATTTATTTTAGTGTAAAGCATATTTCCCAAAGTTAGGTCTGCTTAATATTGAGTAGGTTGCATAACGACAAGGGTCAATAATATGGTTATTTTTATCCTCCGGAGTATTAGTTAACATTCCAGATCTATCCTCTTTCCATTTATAATTCCTAAACTCACTTATGGCATTTGTTGAGGTAGATAGGATATGTATTTTATATCTCTTTAATAAATCAATTCCGGCATTCACACTATCCTTTCCCTTTATACTAGAAAATATATTATGTCCCATTGCTCGAAGTTCTGAAATTAATCTAGGTTCAGCACTATCTGCGTAGATTGGTTTACTTGTTAGATTTAACTCTTTAAGGAATTTGTTTATATCACTCGTAGTCATTTGAGTTCTATATAGATGTTCCTGGATATAAAGATTATGCCCTTGGCTATAAACCGCAACAAAAGTGGAAGGGTCATTCGTATAACCAAAGTCCATTCCATATGCAATCAATTCTGCTTCTTGCGGGATCTGGATAACCTCAACATACTTGAATATAGTGCTTCTGCTCGCTGCTCTTTCTCCTAATCCATATATCTGCCAATACTGTTCATCTGTATCTTTTAACCTTTCTATCTCACTTCTTATAGATGCTTCAATAAAAGGATTATCTAGGTAGGTTGTTTTATAAAATACACAATCATCTCTAGGTATCAGCTTGTCATATATCCAATGGTATTCATCCGATGGATTAAAGTCTAATATTATTCTGTCTTGTGTTCTGAATAGTAATTGCTGCATATCTTCATAGTACAACTCATTACCCTCATTAACGAATAGCAAGTCCCTTTTCCGACCTCTAATCTTTTGAGGTTGGTCTAAAGATATAAATTCAACTAGGTTCCCAAATAGGTGATATTCAGAATTTGACTTATTATGGTTCTGTTCACTATAACAATTATAGTTTTGTAGGATAGCCATAAAATCTCTCATTACCGTTGCTCTTAAACTTGGAAATGATTTACGGCAAACTGTTATAACCTTATTGTTATTATTAGCACAATAGTTAAATATTATCCATAAAAGAATATTGTAAGTCTTTCCAGATCTTGTACCACCTTGCTCAACTACAATCTTTTTATCTGTATTAGCTAGATGCTTGTAAACTATATTAGTCTGTATCTTCGGTTTTATCAATTATCTCTATTTGAAAATTAGTAGGCATTCCATCTGCTCCGGTAATCTCTTGTCTTTCAATATATCCTCTTTTCTTTCCTTTAGTCTTTAGATAGAAGATTGTAGCAGCAGTTGAGTTATCAGCTATCTGTTTATGTAATTGGCTTTCCGCAAAATCTAATGCTACGTTTTCAATATCCCTTACCTCAATAGCAAATGCTTCATCATCTTTAAGCCATTTGTAATATGTTGACCTGGGAACATCTGCTTTCTTACAAGCCACCGTAACAACTCCTAAACTCTGCTCTAGTGCTTTTAATAAGCTTTCCTTTTTTATGTGTCTATCTTTGTTCATATTTAAACTCCTTTTATTGGTACTTTCATTATAGGATTATAGTCAAAACTTCTCTTGCTTCCCTTATCCTTTTTAATTATATCTTTCCCCCATTTCTTCTGTAAGGCAAAGAATTGTTCTTTTTCATATGCTAGGTTTCTGTAATCAGCACATCCACCTATTTGTTCAGATTGCTTTACATTATAATTTGCAAAGTTAACTCTCAAACATCCACCATACTTTCTTATGTTTTGTAACGTAAAGTCATAATCTTCTTTTAATGGAAGTTCTTCATCATATCGTAATTTAGTTCCTTTTATATGTCCGTGAAATGGGCAACCAATAAACTGGATAAAACTAAAGGGTGTGTATTCTCTATATGCTCCTTTGTCCATTACTGTATTTAATCCCCATAACTTAAAACCTAATTCCTTACATAATAAACTTTTTTTAGCACAAAAGTCAATTAGTTCATTCTCATTAAATTTAGTATTCTTTTGGTTTTCCCATCTACTTATAGCCTTACAATCATCATCAACTATAATAATGCAATCTGTATCATCATCAAATAAATTATCTAATATCCAATTTCTTACTCTGCTTATATTTCCTTGAGCTTGATCTGGGCAAACTATAATATCATTTCCATTTTCTATATATTCTTCTGCTTCGCTTTCTCTCACTACTAGCTTAACAAATGGGTATGTAATCTGTGTTATACTTTTCTCCGGTCTTTTATAAGATGGTGCAAATATTTTTATTCTCATTTCTTTAATCTTTTAATTGCTTCAACTCCATTTAAAACCCTACCTATTCCCTTGCTCCATTCCTTTCCATTTGCTCTTCTTCCAGTTTCTGTCTGTAATCCAAATACCGATTTAGCTTGTATCCAATCAATATCCTTTTCAAACTTCAATACAATGTAATTGCTTTCACTGTCTAATTCCGTAGCAAATATGTTTTCTGTATCTATGTTATTTGGGTTTGTTAGTTCTTCAACATCCTCAAAAGGAAATCCATCTAATCCCCATTCTTCCAATTTCTTTACATCCCATTCATTCGCTAGTGTGTCCCAATCCCATTCTCCAAAACCTACGTTATCTTTTACTATAAACTCCTGTTGTTGTTCTTCCGTAAGGTCATCAGCTTTTAAAATATATACTTCTTTCAATCCGGCTTCTTTACAAGCCTTTAATCTCATATTACCACCCAATACAACCAGATCTTTATTTACTACAATAGGGCGAAGTTTAAGCATCTCCGGAAAGTCTTTAATTGACTTTACTAGCTTTTTAAACTTATTATCTTTTATAAATCTGGGATTGCTTTTATTTGCTTTTACTTTACTAATCTTTACTAGTTCCATATATATAACATATTTAATTTAATTATTTCCATATTATAAATCTTCTATTTTATTTTGAACATCATCTATGCTTGACAAGATTTCTTGTATCTTGTCTAAATCTTTATCACTGTTGCCAACTAATGACATAACAACTTGGTAAGCATTATCTAATATTCTTATTGCGTCTTTTTCTAGTTCCATATATATAACGTATTTAATTTATTTATTTCCTAACTTTAATTTCAGTAGTCTTTCTCTTATAGCTTTTCTTTCTTTACCCTTTGGTAATTTGTCAAATAGTTGTTGTAGCTTTTGTATTAATTTTTTTCTTGTCATATCTTTTGTTTTAAGCATAAAATGCCATTCTGGTTTTATCATATTATTATTATTAAAGGAAATAAACATAATAGTACTATTGCCCAATATACTTTCCAGAATTTAGATTTTACATAGTAATCTTCCCATACTATGCAATGAAACCCAAAGCTTAATGCTAAACACAATATTGTTTTTATAAACTCAATCATTTTAAAATACTTTTTTCTGTTTGTGTTATAATATCTAAAACTAATTTATAAGGTACTTTACTTCTTTCATAATTTCCTTTTAAACCTTGTGTACCAGTTCTTGATCCTCTTGGTGCTGGTTCGTGTTGGCATTTCTTATTTCCATTGTAGCACATAGTTCTTGGCTGCCATCCATTTAAATTAAACATATCTCTAATGTTGTTAGAAAATATATCTGTTGGTTTCATTCGTGTATCACCATAACTGCAATAGGTTACTGTTGTTCTATCCATCCCTTTCATATAATTCATTTTCCTTAACATTGCTCTTGGGTTTTCTATGTAGTAAATACAATCCCATTTTTTATAAAGGTTGTTTAGCTTTATATTCATTTTATCACACTTTGCTGCAAAATCTGTTTTAGGTGTTCCATCTTCATATCTGTGGTGTGATATTGCAGCCATTGAAAAAGTTGTACAAGGTCTACCGTCTATCACAACATCTGGTATAAAAGGTAACATACTTTCTTCAAGGTGTTCTATGTCTATTACTAAATCAATACCATCAAATTGTTTCCAATCTACACTAAAAACATTATGCCCTCTTTTTTCTGCTACACTTCCAAATGATCTGCTACCAGCAAATAATTCTAATACATTCACGTTGCACAATTTATTATTTCGTATTCATTTTTAGGCTTTTGCCATTCAAAAGATTTTAATATTAATGCTGCTCTTTCATCATATATCTTCATTTGGGCTTTGTTTAAATCTCTATAAAGTATTTCATTTTCAGTAAAACCAGATTTAATCTTTTTTCTTAATTCCTTAACCTCATTTAACTGCTCTTCGTATTTCTTTATCTTGTTATTAGCAATGTTGTATTTGCTTTTAATTTCTTTATACTGATTTAACAACCTTTCCAATTTTGGTAATTCCTTATAATCTGCATCCGGACTTATTTCAAAATAACTTTCCAAAGTATTAAAGTATTCTTCTCTATATGATTTGTAAACCTTAAACATTTTTAATGCGTGTATTACTGTTGCGTGGTCATATGTTTTTAACTTTGGTTGTGTTCTCATAAATGCAGAAATAGCACTTGGTCCCAGATCAAACTTGTCTTTTAGTAAATAACATAAAAAAGCTCTATGCTCTATAACATTTCTAACTCTTGTTTTATCAAATATATCTACTCCGGTAATTGTTATTAGTAAATCACTTATTTCTTTAGGTGTTTTCAATACCGGTATGTCTATTTTATTTTCTTCCATTGCTTTGTAGTTTTTGTATGTATAATGCTGCATCCATTAGTTCTTCTTTTAAGTGCTGCAAAAAATCATCTCTGTTATTATCTTGTAGTGTTGTTTTGTATTTGTCTATACCTACACAACTTCTTATGTCAAACTCTCTTTTTAAATCTTCTACTATTTTATCTGGTTTACTATTAAACTTTTTTTGTTTTTGTTCGTTTTGGTATTTATACCTTTCTGTTAAACTCATACTTCTTATATCTTTCATATTAAAACATTCTTATTTGTTGTTTGTGTTCGTTTATTCTTTTTATAGCTGCATCGTAATATTCTTTATCAAGTTCACAAGCAGTTAAATCATATTTTAAGTTATGACAAGCAAGTGCAATACTTCCACTTCCTAAATGTGTATCTAAAATTTTATCACCCTCTTTTGCGTAGTTTATTAATAACCACTCATACAATTTAACTGGTTTTTGTGTTGGGTGTATTCTGTTTTCTTTATTCTTCATATCGTGTTGTATCATTCCGTGCCAAGCAATAGAAACAAAATCAACTTTATTTAACCAACTTAACCAAGCTAATTCCCCTTGTGAGTATGTAGGCATTGTAACGTGCTTATGCCAATACAACATACCACCTTGTAGATTGAAAAAGTTTGCACCCCAAACAATTTGCTTTTTACTAACTCTTTTTAACTCTGCAAAATAATCATCATTAGGTATTGCATTATCCCACTTTTGACTTCCATAATCTTTGCTTTTTGATGCAGATTTTTTAGATTGTTTTTTATCTGTACTATTTTTATCATCCGCATTAATTCCATAAGGCGGGTCAACAATAGCCAAATCAAAATGATTATCTGGATACCTTGCCATTAAAAACATATTATCTTCATTTGTTATATTCATTCTGTTCTTAATTTTAAAAGGTGATAGCACTCAACAAATTTTTGTCTTGCTTTGCTTTTGTATTCTTGTTTAAATAATTCATATAGCTTTCTTGTGTATTGGTATTTTGTTGTGCAGTCTTTGAAATGCTTTTCTGCAAACTTCTTACCCTTACCTTTAAAATAGTTTACATTGTCTGCCGTATCACCCTCAATCATTTGTGAGTAAAAGTTAAACATTGCTTCTTCTTCTGTTATGTCTAAAACAACCTGGTGCT